ACGGTGTTGATTATAGTGCAACTGGAGGATTTAAAGCATCGTTAGGTGATATTCAGTCCTCTTACAGATTATTTGATAATAGAGATGAGATTGCAGTGGACTATTTAATTAATGGTCCTGGATTAGATGATATTGCAGATTCTCAAGCAAAGGCAAATAATTTGATTGCTATTGCTGAAGCGAGAAAGGATTGTGTTGCTGTTATTTCTCCTCATAGAGGAAGCGTAGTTGATATCACTAACTCAAATACGCAAACTGAAAATATTATTGAATTCTTCAGTGCATTAACCTCGTCATCATATGCGGTATTTGATAGTGGGTATAAGTATACTTACGATAGATTTAATAATCTGTTTAGATATATTCCATGTAATGCTGATATTGCTGGATTAATGTGCAGAACTAATATTGTTGCATATCCTTGGTTCTCCCCTGCAGGACAACAAAGAGGCAACATATTAAATGCAATTAAATTATCATATAACCCAAATAAAGCACAAAGAGATAGATTATATCCAGCAAGAGTTAATAGCATCATCAATCAACCTGGTGGTGGTATCATCTTGTTCGGTGATAAGACTGCTCTTGCTTATCAATCTGCTTTTGATAGAATTAACGTTCGCAGATTATTCTTAACTATTGAGCAAGCACTAGAAAAAGCAGCACAATCTCAACTATTTGAGTTTAATGATCAGTTAACAAGAGCAAACTTTGTTAACATTGTGGAACCTTATTTACGTGATGTTCAAGCAAAGAGAGGTGTTTATGACTATCTCGTAGTTTGTGATGAAACAAATAACACTCCTGATGTAATTGATAACAATGAATTTAGAGCAGACATTTATCTGAAGCCTGCGAAATCAATTAATTACATAACTCTTACTTTTGTTGCTACCCGTACAGGTGTTAGCTTTGAAGAAGTCGCTGGAAGAGTTTAATTATTTTAATTAACACTAAAGGAGGAACCTAAAATGACAGCGAGAAACATTAGAACAATCACCGATTTCAAATCTCAACTTGCTGGTGGTGCAGCAAGACCCAATCTATTTGAAGTTGCAATTCCATCATTCCCATCTTTTGTAAATGGTTGGAATGATGAGAAGTTTAACTTCTTATGCAAAGCTGCCGCATTACCAGCATCAAACGTTGCCCCAATTGATGTTCCTTTCAGAGGACGTATTTTGAAAGTTGCTGGTGACAGGACTTTTGATACCTGGACAGTAACTGTTATTAATGATGAAGATTTCCAGTTAAGGACAAAATTTGAGCAGTGGATGAACCAGATGAATAAATTGAGCAATGGAACTGGTGCTACCAGACCAGCATCTTACATGGTTGATGCTTATGTGTATCAACTTGGAAGAGGTCAAACTAAGGAATCCACGTCAAATACAAATTCAGCATCACACAATCCATTAAGAGTGTACAAATTCTACGATATATTCCCAACAAACGTATCTCAAATTGAATTATCTTACGACACTTCAGATACAATTGAAGAATTTACTGTAGAATTCCAAGTTCAGTGGTGGTCTGCTGGTACTACTGGCGATCAAAATGGAACTGAGATTGTATAATAAATAGTATATCAATTTAGTACAACTTTAATAATGGCGAAATTATTTGGATTTTCTATTGACGATAAACAAAAAACATCTCCATCTGTAGTTTCCCCCGTTCCTCAAAATAATGAGGACGGGGTTGACCACTATTTAACTAGTGGTTTTTTTGGTTCATATGTAGATATTGAAGGTGTTTATAGAACTGAATATGATTTAATTAAAAGATATCGTGAAATGGCACTTCACCCAGAATGTGATAGTGCCATTGAAGATATTGTAAACGAAGCTATTGTAAGCGATACTAATGATAGTCCTGTTCAAATAGAATTATCGAATCTAAATGCAAGTGATGGTATAAAGAAAAAGATTAGAGAAGAATTTAAGCGTATTCTAGAGTTATTGGATTTTGATAAAAAGTGCCACGAAATTTATAGGAATTGGTATATTGATGGTCGTCTTTATTATCATAAAGTAATTGATTTAAAGAAACCACAAGAAGGTATTCAGGAATTAAGATATATTGACGCTTTAAAAATGCGTTATGTTAGACAATCTGTGAATAAAGGGACAAAAAATAATAATCAAAAATCACTAAATGGGATTAGTGAAAATCCAATGGATTATGAATTCCCAGAAATTGAAGAGTACTTCATTTATAATCCATCATCACAATCTCCAATTGGAACTGTTAATAGTAGAGTTTCAACTCAAACTAGTGGTGGAATTAAAATTTCTAGAGATGCAGTTTCATATTGTACCTCAGGATTAGTAGATAGAAATAAAGGAACTACACTTTCATATCTACACAAAGCAATTAAATCACTCAATCAACTTAGAATGATTGAGGATAGTCTTGTAATTTATAGATTATCTAGAGCACCAGAGCGTAGAATTTTCTACATCGATGTCGGTAATCTTCCTAAGATTAAGGCAGAACAATATCTTCGTGATGTTATGATGCGTTATCGCAACAAACTCGTATATGATGCATCAACTGGAGAAATCCGTGATGATAAAAAATTCATGAGTATGCTTGAAGATTTTTGGTTACCTCGCCGTGAAGGTGGTAGAGGAACTGAAATCACAACTCTACCTGGTGGTCAAAATCTTGGAGAAATTACAGATATTAAATATTTCCAGAGTAAGTTATATCGCTCGTTAAATGTCCCACCATCAAGAATGGAAGGAGAAGGTGGATTTAATTTAGGTCGTTCATCTGAGATTTTAAGAGACGAACTAAAATTTACTAAATTTGTTGGACGTTTAAGAAAGCGTTTTTCAAATTTATTTAATGATATGCTTAAGACCCAATTAATTCTTAAGAACATTATTACTCCAGAAGATTGGAATATTATGAGAGAGCATATCCAATATGATTTCTTATACGATAATCACTTCTCTGAATTGAAAGAAGCAGAGTTAATGACTGAGAGACTTAATATGGCTGCAACTGCCGAACCATATATTGGTAAGTATTATTCTCAGGATTATGTTCGTCGTAAAATTCTTCGCCAAACTGATGAAGAAATTGTAGAGCAAGATATATTGATTAAGAAAGAAATTAAAGATGGAATTATTCCAGATCCTAATGCCCCAATTGATCCAATGACTGGTATGCCAATGGATACCAGTCAAACTGGTGGAGATAATATTAATGGTGCATCTGGAAAAGTTCCTATTGAACCTTCAGCAGATGAAAAGTCAACTCAAGTTTAGTGATAAATAAAAACAAACATTTTGATTAATTTAAAGCAATGGACGATCTTTTAGACATGATTATTTCTGACGAATCACCCTCACAAGTCAGTGATAAAATTAAAGAATTACTTTTTGCAAAATCTGCAGAAAAGATTGAAGGTTTAAGACCTGCTGCAGGTACTGCATTATTTGGTGGACAAGAGCAATAAAAAACAAAAAATTTAAATTTTTGTTATGGAATAAATATCTTTATAATGACGAAGATTAGGGATAAAAGTGACGCTCAGAAAACCATCAGATCTCTTTAATAAAAAAGAAACTTCTGGAGTTTTTAATTCTCCAGAGGTTTCTACAGAAATCACGGAAACTTATGATCGTTTCCGTGATAACTTTGATAAGGTTAATATTCTATCGGAAAAGGTAGAACAACTATCTCAACAGTTATCTGAGAAGTTGGATAGAACTGACCTTGAGAATGCAATGCTTTCTCAGTTGATGGTTCTTGATGAGAACTTCAAGTCACTTCAGAATCAGGTTAAAGGTCTAAACAAAGAAGATCTAAAAGAATTCAGAACAACAGTTTTAAGTTTGACTGAAATTGTTGAAGAACTTATAGAAGATGAACTACCAAAATTCAAAAAACAATTCACCAAAAATCAAATCAACATTGGTGAAAAGTTTAATGAATTCAAAGAAGTTGTAGAAGAAAATATCTCAAGTATCAAAGAAGATGTAGATATCACGGTACATAACATTGCAGAAGTTATTGATAATAATCTTCAGTATTTTAATAATCACCTTCAAGAGACTTCTGACGAAGTTAAAAGGACAACTAATACTTATAACAAACTCTTCAAAATTGTAGAAAGTAGAGTTTCCAAAGAGAATGAAAAGTTAGAAGAATATTCTCAGGTTATTAAATCTCTTTATGAAGCATTTGTAGAACTTGAGACATCACTTCAAGAAGAAACTTCTACACATCTTCAAGTGATTGAAGAGAAGTTTGAAACTATTTCTTTAGATGTGAGTTATAGGATTGATAATATCAATGAAAAAGTTGGGATTATTAAAGACAAAGTTTCTTCAGATATTTTAAATATCAAAGCAGATGTTGTAATTAATGAACAACATCTGAAAAAATTTGGTGAGAATATTCAAGAATATGATACTCGTTTAGAAGATGTAGATAAGTATCTTCAAGAAAATCATAAAGAATTAGTCGCTCTCAGAGAAGAAGTATTCGCAGAGATTGATCAAATTCCTATTGGAAATCTTCAAGAGAACCTTGATCGTCTTGAGAGGAAGATTGATTTTATTAAAGAAACATATTCTCGCATTGAACCAGAAGTTGTTGTGCAGGAGGTCATCAAAGAAGGACTTCTAAATGAACCACCAAATACAAAGAACTCCGATCCACTCACACCACTTGATCAAAATTTTGTAACTTTAGACCAACTACAACAACACTATCGTCTGTTCCTCAATCGCATCCAACAACAACTCTCCACAATTGGTGGTGGTGGCGAAACAAAATTTAGATACCTGGATGATGTTGTTGGACTTACAACAAATTCAAGTGCTTATGATGGTGGGGTATTGATCTGGAATGCATCTACAAACACCGCAGAATTCACAACAAATATTGGTATTGGAACTACTGGACTTTTAAGTAATGAAACTCTGGATACAGTCACGGACCGTGGAAATACAACCGACAATCAAATTAGTGTTTCCGCACTAAACATTCCAGTTGGTTCTGTTATTTCTGGTATTTCTTCAATTGTTGCTAACATTGGTAATGAAAATCTAAATGTAGTTCTTGAACACGGAGATTATGCAAATTTAGGTATTGGAAGTTATGGTTTAACCTATGGTATTACTGGTGTTCCATATGCAGTTTATGAACTCAAAGCAGTTCCCACACCAATACTTCAGATAGATGATGTGATTGCTGGTGCAGCAATTCCAGTCGGAAGTAAAATTATTGGTATTGGTACTGGTGCATATAATAATGTTATTATTACCGATAAAAACTTTCCAGTAGGAATACCTCTTCCAGTAGAAGATGCAATAATCACTTTTGCACGAGCAACCGTCAATGCGGGGATGTCAATACTTACTGGAAATGATGTTGATATTACTTTGAATGCAGGTCCTGGTGGCAATATTGTTAATCACTCGGACATTCTCCCATACACGACTAATGAATGGTCATTGGGTTCTCCCGCAAAACGATTTAAACAAATCTGGTTTGGAACTGGTACGATTTATGTACAGGACGAAACATTAGGAAATGACCAAGCACTTGGTGCAAAAGACGGAAACTTCTACATTCAAGGTGGTGCTGGTTTAGAAGTTGGTGAATGGATTTTAAGAGATAATACTTTACAGATTAAAGATAGTACTCGTGATGTTTATATTGGACAACTTGGTG